TCTTTTGCTCTTCTTAAATGTTTAGCTTCGTCTCTCATATGTGGATCGTAGTCTCTAAAATCAAATTCTAATTCACCACCTGTGTATTCTGAACCATCTGTTAATTGACAAGTCATAGACAGTTTTCTAATTTTACCATGTTCATTAAGATTGTCTGGTCTATCATAAGGTTTATCCCAACTATCACAATGCCAATCATAATATTGATTGTGTTTATATTTTGTAAACTGACAAGATTCCGATCTTTCCCAATCAAAGTTCCAACCAGCTCTTGCATTTGCTTCGTGAACATATGGGTGTAATTCTTTATATATCCAAGTATCATTAAGCCAAACTAAATCTGATTTTCTTTTTCTTTGCATATTTTTAACTTGATCTTTGTCTAATTTTTTATCACCATAGCCACCTGTTCTAGCCATAACTTCTTTTTGTGAATTTGCATAAGCTATTACATCATCACAAAACTTTGGTGTAAGCACACCACTAAAATACCAATAGTAATTAGATATATTCATTCTACAAACTCCGCTGATATGTGAGTGTATCCGTGTTTTTTAGCAAACCAAGATCTTTGATTACCTGCTACAATTATCATATCTTTTCTATTAACTTTTATTGGATGTAGTAAACCTTCTTCTAATACATCTTTTTCAACTGCTTGATATTTTCTATCTTCAGGATGTTCTACATAGTCATCTTTTAATCTATTAGATTGTAATTCTTCTAAAGAAGCAAGATGAGACATTGGTTTTGTCTGTGCTATTAAAGGTTTAAATGTATTCATAAGTTATTGTTTGTACAAAGTTTAATGAATCTTTTTGATTATTAGTTAAGTAATACATATTAGTAGATGGAAACATTATAAATTTATTATTAGTCAATTGTATATCCCAACTTCTTCCTTTACGTCTGTTGTCTTCATAATGTATTCTAACATTACAATCTTTAACTTTAACACCATATAATAGTGTATAATCTGGAGAGTTACGTAGATCCACTGGATCAATATTTAATAAAGGAATAGTTGTTTCCGCAGGTTTATAGATATTACCCCACGTTTCTTTGTTAACTAAAGTAAAACCATAGTCTAAATTTATATGATCTCTCATATAAGTATTTAACATATCCCAAGTTCGTGAGAATGGAAATTGTTTGTTTTGAATTACTGATTGTAAAATATCGCCTGATAATTTATCTCGGTCAATGTCCCAATCTTTAGGCATTGCCACATCACCGTAATATAATGCTTGCTCTGTTAATACTTTCTTCTGCATACCACCACCATTTTTAATTTATGCTTTGCTATCTGTCAAGTCCCAAGTTGTATTTGCTTCATTCCAAACATAACTCCAAGAATGAGTATCTGCTTCGTTTTGTGAAGTCTGTTCTGCTGTCAATTCTGGAGCATCGCCGATAGGTGATTTCCAATTTGCAGTTGTAGTATCTTTAACCCAAGAAGCAAAAGGTTTTTTAGGCCAAAATATATTATTATCTTCGTCCCATTCATAACCTACACCTGCGTAGTTTCCTCTTAATGGTGTACCATCATTATTGTGTGTGTTACTAGTTGTATTGTAAGATGTTTGAATCCACATTTGTGCAGGCCAATTATTATGTGTTTCTAAATATTGTTGTCCTACTGTTTCATCTTCAACGCCATCAGCGTTTAACATATCACCATTATTCAAAGTTAGTATTAATTTTAAATACTAGTAAATACATATTAATTTTGAAATTTGTATCTAATAACAACAATTCCTGATCCACCGCTTCCAGTTCCTCCTGAACCTGCACAAATTCCGTCAGAACCATTCCCTGAATTAGCTGGTTGATTAGGGGTTGGAGTGCTACCAAAATCTCCTCTACCACCTGCAGCATAAGTTACACAAGATCCTGTTATAGCTATTGCAAGACCTGCTCCACCTGCATTTCCACATCCTCCTGATCCAGTTCCATTAGCACCAACACCACCTATACCACCACCACCTGATCCTTGTGGACCTGACCCACCATTATTTCCTTGAGGGGGACTTACTGGTGGAGTGTTTCCTGCACCGCCACAAGATGGTCCTGATGATCCTCCTCCAGATCCTCCTGATCCTCCACATCTTGTCGTTGCTGAATTATTACTAGCACCAAATCCTCCTCCTGCTGATGTTAAACTAAATACTGAACTATTATTTCCAACATTACCATTTGGCCCGTACGGTGGTCTTGTTGTTGCTGCACCTCCTGCACCTACAACTACAGGATAAGAACCTGGAGAAGCTGAAACTGTAAAAGCCGCTGATGCTTTTAAAGGTGATGGTGAACAATAAGTAGTTGCAGAAAATCTCATACCTCCTGCACCTCCTCCTCCACCATCATCTGGTGCTCCCGAACCTCCACCTGCTAAAATTAAATAATCTGCTGTGGTTGATCCTTCAGGATTACCTGTAGCAGACACTGTAAATGTTCCTGGTCCGGTAAATGTATGAATTTTGTTATCACCACAAGTTGTTACTGTACCACCTGTTGCTGTTACATATTGTGCTGTTGATGCATCTGATTGTAAACCTGAATCTGTTACCAACCAACCTTGCGTTGAATCTATAAATACTAATGTTACAGCTTGACCTTCTATAGTTAATTTTGCGTTAATTGTTGAACCACCAATTTTGTCTGAACCATTTTGAACTAGTGTTACTGCATTCGTATCAAAAGTTTTTGCATAATCTTTAAAACCAACAACTGCACCTACAGTTCCTGCTGGTAAATTAACTGATACTACTCCGCCTGTTGTATTTATAAAATAACCTTCACCAGCTGTTGCGGTAAAACCTGATGTTTTAACTGTTGTTTGCCAATTAACAGCACCTGTTGCTCCAAAACCATTTGCAGTTCCATTATTTGTAATTGTTACACCAGCAGGAATCGTGAATGTATCTCCACTATCCCCTAATGTAGTTGTACCACACGCTGTTCTTGGACTAATTTTATTTACTTTTACTTCACTCATAATTATTGAAATTTGTACCTTATTATTACTATACCAGAGCCACCATTTCCACCAGTTCCTGATGGTCTTCCAAAAGCAGCACCGCCGCCACCAGTATTAGTTACACCAGCTAAAGGTGATGGTCCACCACCTCCTCCAGTTCCACCGGCTCCGACTGTGTTATTACCTGGAACATTACCTGCACCGCCGCC